AGGCGAGAGAGTCGTTTTTTTCACAGCCGATGACGAGGTATCGGCGGACGCAGCGGTTTGGGGATTACCTGATGCTGATCTGTGTGTGGCTGGGCGCGTGCTGGCTGGGATGGGTGATTTGCACGGCCATCCTGGCGAAACGGGTGATGGAGGTGGAGAGTGGAGTGTTCATCGGACAATCAGACAATCAGACCATGAGACAAGGGGAGGTGAAGCCATGAGTGTGCAGCGTGGTGATGGGTTAGGGGTTAAGGGTGATGGGCTGACGGTGCTGCCGGTGGGTGCGCTGAGCGGTCGGCATCATGAGCTGCCGAGGGCGAATGCGGAGCGCATGACGGGCGCGCAGGCCGGGGAGATGATGACGATCAACGACAGCGAGTGGATTCTGGCGGCGGCGATGCTGGACTCGCTGACGGATGACCTGGCCATCACGCACGCGGCGAAGTGGTGGACGCTGAATCCTGATGAGATGCAGGGGAAGTGCGGTGAGGCGGATCTGCTGCTGAAGGAGCTGCACAGCGATGGCATCGCCACGCTGATGGACATGGTGGCGGCGGCGACGGCAGGGCGGGTGCAGATGCGGCTGGGCTGGCTGCTGCGAGTGGCGAAATCGAAGGCGAAGCAACGCAGTCTGATCTCGGCGCTGAGCTTTGAGAGTGTGAGGCATCGCATCCGGCTCGTCGAGACAGGGCTGCAGGCGCGCATCAAGGTGGACTCGGACGCGGTGTCGGGATCGCCGAGGTATCAGCGGGAGCGGTTTCGCGCACGCAAGCAGGCGGGGCTGTGCCGTGAGTGTTCGAGCCAGGTCGAGCCGGGGCATTCCCGCTGTCCGGAGTGCCGTCGGATTCACCGGCTGAGCGAGGAGAAGCGGAAAGAGCAGCGGCGGAAGCTGCCGGCGGGTGCGATCTCGCTGCGCGAGTGGATGCTGCGGATGGCGGACAAGCTGCACCTGACCATTAAGGGCGTGCAGAGCCGGATGACGCGGGGCGCGATCGTGACGCCGCCGGTGGTGTATCGGAATCACACGCGGGTGTATGTGATGCCGCTGGAGGGTGGGGCAGGACAGGGAGACAATCAGACCATCAGACAAGGAGAAAGGAGGGCGGCGGCATGAGTGCGGAATGCGGAATGCGGAATGCGGAATCGCTGCGTGACACGCTGGAGTCGTCTCAAGTGATGGAGATGCTGGGGCGGGTGCTCGATGAGCTGCGGGAGATCAAGTCGCGAGTGGGCGGGTCGGACAAGAGTGTCCGCGCTGATGAGACGGCACCGCTGACGGCGAAGGAGCTGTGCGAGCGGTGGGGCATCGAGTCGGCGGACGGGGATATGCGGCTGTTTTATTTGGCGCGCAAGTGTCGTGCCTGGGGCCTGCGGCCGCTCAAGGGCACGCGGGGCTGGAAGGCGGTGTATTCGCGGGCGGATGTGCTGCATGCCGAAAGCTACGCCGCGGGAAAAATCAATCGAAGGAGGAATGCGTGATGACGACGAATGAAATGCCACGGGCAGAGATTTTGAAACCGGCGAAGCATGGCTTTGTCGTTGACCTTTTTGACGGGCCGCGACGCGTCCAGGTGCGCGTCTTTGAGTTTGAGCAGCAGCAGCTCGCGCCGGGGGTGGAGTGTGAGATGCCGGTGCTCATTGACGAAGGGCATGCGATTGCAAGGCTGCGGCAGGGGATGGAGGCGATGAGGGAGCGTAGCTTTGCCGAGAGTATCGGACAATCAGACAGTCGGGCCATCAGACAATCAGACAAGGACGAAGGAATCATTCCCTACGTGCCGGAGTATGATCAGAAGCTGTGCGCGGAGAGACATGCGCGGGCATGGGAGGGCATGGGGCTTTCTGGTGGACCGTCGGACAAGGAGACGCTGGCAATGCCGCAACAAGAAGCGGCTCATTCGGAACTCCTAACCCCTAACGCATCACCCTTATGAGCATCTGGAATTTGCAACCGGAGCGGAAGTTTGAGGGGGCGCTGGGGGTGTCGGCTGCGCGGGAATGACGAATGACGAATGGGGAACCTGAAACGGAGATTTTTATGAGTGATCGAAAGCTGAGATATGACGACTATGTGATGCGGAAGATCCGGCCGGTGGAGGCGGCGGGTTTTGAGCCGCTGGAGATCCATGCGCCGCTGTTTGAGTGGCAGAAAATGGTGGTGCGGTGGGCTCTGAAGCAGGGCCGGGCGGCTTTGTTTGAGGATTGCGGGCTGGGCAAGACGCTGCAACAGATGGAGTGGGCGCGGCAGGTGGCGGAGCATGTGCAGATGCCGGTGCTGATCCTCTGCCCGCTGGCGGTGGCGGAGCAGACGGTGGCGGAGGGGCAGAAGTTTGGCATCACGCTCCGCCATGTGCGCGAGCCGGAGGAGGTGAAGGGCGCGGGCATCTACATCACGAACTACGAACGGCTGGAGAAGTTTGATGAGGTGGCGTTTGGGGGCGTGGTGCTGGATGAATCGAGCATCCTGAAGTCGTTCACGGGCAAGACGCGGCAACTGCTGGCGAGGCGATTTGAAGGCACTCGATTTCGGCTGTGCTGCACGGCGACGCCTGCGCCGAATGATTTCACGGAGCTGGGCCAGCACGCGGACTTCCTGGGCATCTGCAAGCCAGCGGAGATGCTGGCGACGTATTTCATCAACGACACCTTCGACACGGGCACGTGGAGGCTGAAAGGGCACAGCGAAGAGGCATTTTGGCGGTGGGTGTCGTCATGGGCGGCATGTGTGAGCAAGCCGAGCGATTTGGGATTCATTGATGAGGGCTATGAACTGCCACCGATCGAGACGCAGATTGTGACAGTGCATGTGGATCATCGTGCCGATGATGGCTTTGAGCTTTTCCGCACGGCGAACACGTCGGCGACGAATCTGCACAAGGAGATGCGCCGGACGATGAAGGAGCGGGTGGAGGCCGCGGCGAAGATCGTGAATGCGACCGCGGAGCAGTTCATCGTGTGGACGGAATCGAATGAGGAGAGCAATGAGCTGGCGCTGGCGATCCCGGATGCGGTGGAGGTGACGGGGTCGGACAAGCCCGAGCATAAGGAGCGGAAGATGCACCTTTTCCAAACGGGGCAGGCGCGGGTGATCGTGACGAAGCCGAGCATCGCGGGATTCGGACTAAACTGGCAGCACTGCTGCCACGACATCTACGTGGGGATGACTCACAGCTACGAGCGCTTTTACCAAGCTGGGAAGCGCATCCATCGTTTCGGCCAGCAGCGGACAGTGCGACGATACATCGTGCAGGCGGACACGGAGGATGGCGTGATGGCAGCGATCATGCGCAAGACGGAGCAGCACAACACGATGCGCGAGCTGATGCGCTTCACGAAGGAGACTTTGGCAGGACAATCAAACATCACGATCATGAACACGGAGATCAAACAACGAATAGGCGACAACTGGACGATGTATCACGGCGACTGTGTGCGTGTGGCAAAGACGCTTGCTGATGATAGCGTGGGGATGGCGGTGTTTTCGCCGCCGTTTGCAGATTTGTTTACCTATTCATCGGACGTGCAGGACATGGGGAACTGCAAGGACATGGAGGGATTCATGGAGCAGTTTGGCTACCTGATCGATGAGCTGATGCGGATCACGATGCCAGGCCGGGAGTGCGCGGTGCATTGCTGCGATTTGCTGGCGACGAAGTGGAAGGATGGCGACATCGAGTTCAAGGACTTCTCCGGAACGATCGCGAGTGCGTTTCGGGAGCGCGGATGGCTGCTGCATTCGCGGGTATGCATCTGGAAAGATCCGGTGACGGAGATGCAGCGCACGAAGGCCCACGGGCTGCTCTACAAGACGCTGCGCACGGATAGCAGCAAGAGCCGAGTGGGCAGTGCGGACTATCTGCTGGTCTTTCGCAAACCGGGAGTGAATCCGAAGCCGATCACGCACACGGTGGAATCGCTGCCGCTGGATCGCTGGCAGGAGCTGGCGAGCCCGGTGTGGATGACGGTGGATCAAGGGCGCGTGCTGAACGGCCGTGAGGCAAGTGAATCGAAGGACGAGCGCCACATCTGCCCGCTGCAGCTCGATGTGATCGAGCGGGCGCTGACGCTGTGGAGCGCAGAGGATGATGTGATTTTTTCGCCGTTCGCTGGCATCGGTAGCGAGGGCTACTGCGCGCTAAAAATGGGGCGTCGATTTGTCGGTGCCGAACTGAAGGAGAGCTATTTCAAAACGGCGTGTGAGAACCTGGCGAATGCGACGCGGCAGGGCGTGCTCTTTGAGATGCTTTGAAGGATGAACTCAAAACTACAACCAATGATTGCTATGAACACCATTTGGAACACGGCTCCGGCGACGTGTGCGGTGCGGGATTTCCCGGCGCAGACGTTGCAGCAGGCGAGGCAGAAGATGGATCAGTGGAGCGAGCAGGTGCGGCTGATTGATGATCTGCTCGGGCGCGAGGATGTCTCGGCGACGGACAAGATGACGTTGTCGCTGGAGAAGGCATCGGCGCACTGCTGCCTGATGGCGTGTGCGAACATCATCACGGCGTGCGAGGAGCGGATGCGGGAGCAGGCGCGGCGGATGGAGGAGAAATGGGGGTGGCTGCTATGAGCGACAACTTGCACATCGAGCGAGTGGCGGCGGAACATGGGGCGCGGGGCCTGAACTGCGGCGGACGCAGCGATGCGATGCGGCTGCTAGCGGCGGTGATGAGTGAGTCCGTCATTGGTGCCGGATGCCTGGAGGACATCGGGAAGCGGGCGTCGCTGCTGGCGTGGCGGCTGGTGCCTTCGTCTCCGCTGGTGCCGGAGTGGGCGACGATCACGCCGTGGACGTATGATCTGAGCGTGGCGCAGGATTGTGATGAGCCGACGCGGCAGCAGGTGGTCGAGCTGCTGACGGACAATGGCCGCGTGGCGCACTCGGCACGGCTGCTCGGCCGGCGTGTGTCGTTGCTGGCGTATGCGTTTCGACCGCAGTGTGATCCGGCGATTGAGGATGTGCTGCCATCGCTGGCAAGGCTGGGCGAGCTTTGGAAACTCAAAGCAAGCAACCAGCGCAGCGCACCGAGTGCGGCGCTGAAAGCCCTGATGGACGACATGATCGTCCGGGCGAGCGCGCGGATGCATCGCGGAGGCGCGGCGTTTACGCCGTGGTTCAGCAAGTCACGCGAGGCGTCGGCAATCTTCGCCGAGGCGCAGGAAGGAAACACGAACCGCGGCGGGCAGCATCGCCGCAATCTGAGAAAGGAAACGAGTGAAACACTATGAGCCA